AAGACAGTGAGCGAGTTAGTTGCTATGGGTTACGAACAAGAAGATATGGAACAGTATGCAGGGTCAGGCAATATGCTTGATGCAGATTCTTACGATGAAGAAAATGCTAGAAACCCATACGCTAACGATGAATTTGATAGCCCTGATCCAAAAAACAAAAACGTATTATACGTTGAACATTATTTAAATTATGATTTAGATGGCGATGGCATAGACGAACGAATTAGGGTTTGTACTGCTGGTAACGGTGTAAATGTGGTACATGTCTCCCCTTGGGATGATCTACCAATAGTTCTCTTTTCTCCTGATCCCGAACCACACACTTCGATTGGTAGTTGTCCAGCAGATTATCTAATGCCTATTCAAAGAGCGAAATCTCAGATTATGAGAGACACACTCGACAGTTTAGGTCACGCCATCTTCCCAAGAATGGGGATAGTAGAAGGGCAAGTTAATGTTGATGATGTCCTCAACACCGATATTGGTCAGCCGATTAGAATGAGAGCACCAGGTATGGTCCAACCATTCGCTGTGCCTTTTGTTGGTAAAGAAGCCTTCCCAGTTTTAGGTTACTTAGATGAATCAAAAGAAAACCGTAGTGGTGTTTCTAAAGCTAGTGCTGGTTTAAACGCTGATGCTCTACAAAGCTCAACTGCTCAAGCAGTTTCAGCCACAATGTCAGGAGCACAAGGCAGAATAGAACTAATATGTCGTCATTTTGCTGAAAGCGGTATGAAAGCATTATTCAAATTGGTTTATCGTTTAATCATTAAACACCAAGAACAACAAGAAATGGTCAGACTTAATAATAGTTTTGTACCAATAGACCCACGTTTCTGGGATGCTGATAAAGATGTGTCTATTAATATAGCTCTCTCACCATCAAGCGATGCAGAGAAAGTTAATTTCTTGTTACAGCTTTCCCAAAAGCAAGAACAAATCCTACAAACCCTAGGACCAAGTAATCCATTGGTATCACTACAACAGTATGCCAATACTTTAGGCAAGGTGATTGAGATGTCAGGCTTCAAAGATGTTGATGCCTTTATCAATCCTCAAGTACCACCTATGCCACCACAACCTGAACAGCAAAAACCTGATCCTGCTGAAATGCTTGCACAAGCTGAACTACAGAAAGCTCAAGTCCAAGCTCAGAAGGCTATGATAGATGCTGAAACAGATCGTATGAAAATCTTAATGGAAGATGATAGACAACGTGACGAAGCTGAAGCAGACATGATGATTAAGTCTGCTGAACTACAAGCTAAATTTGGTGCACAGATCAATCAGGCTGAAATTAAAGCTCTGATGGAACGTGATAGAGAAGTAATTAGACAAGTTGCTAAAACACAAGCACAAGGATTATTTAACAATGGCGGACAACAAGGCAACCAATAAAAGTTATTTTATTGAAATACAAGACGGTGATGAAATCTACACAGGCGAGAACATCACTGCTCAAAATAAAGAAGAAGCAGAACTAAAAGCTATGATCTTATTTGGCTTCTTGCTTTCTGATGATGCAGAAATAATTACCTTTGAGGAGAACAAGATACACTAATGGCTATTACATACAGAGGTGAAAGGTTTAGCGGTTATAATAAACCTAAAAGAACACCAGGAAAAAGCAAAAAGTTTGCTGTTCTGGCAAAAGTAAAAGATCAAGTAAAATTATTACGTTTTGGTGATCCCAATATGACTATCAAAAAAGACCAACCCAAAAGAAGGAAGTCTTTTAGAGCAAGACATAAGTGCGACACCAATCCACCTAATAAATTAACACCAAGATATTGGTCTTGTAAAAAATGGTAAGGAGTTAAAAATGCCAAAAGGATTATACGCAAATATAAACGCAAGAAAGAAAAAAGGAACTAGCAGATCAAAAAAGAAATCAACGATTTCTAAAAAAGCATACGCTAACATGAAAGCTGGTTTTCCAAAGAAAAAGAAATAAGGAGTAAGAGATGTACGGTTACGGAAAAAAGAAAAAGAAAAAGAAAGGAAAATAAATGAAAGTAAAAGCACCAAAAGGTTATCACTTTATGAAACAAGGAAAGAATATTTCCTTGATGAAACATGGTGAAAAATATGTTCCCCACAAAGGAGCAAGTTTAAACATGGACCTTAAAGTTATAAAACAACACAAAAAATAATTCTGATGAATGTCATCGAAAAATTAATTGATCCAGTAGCAACGATCTTAGATAAGTTCGTTGCTGATAAAGATTTAAAACAAAAACTAGAACATGAACTTAAAACAGAACTCCACAAAGCTAATATGGCTCAGATTGAAGTTAATAAAATTGAAGCTGGCCATCGTAGTATATTCGTTGCAGGGTGGAGACCTTTTCTTGGATGGTGTTTATCGTTCGCTATGGCATACCACTTCATTCTTCAGCCGATTGCCATTTTTGCAATATCTGTTGCAGGCTTATCATACGATTTACCAGAGTTTGATATGAGTTCTTTAATGACCGTCTTGCTTGGTATGCTCGGATTAGGAGGTATGCGTACCTATGAGAAGGCCAAAGGTCTAACCAAATGAGTTCGTGGGATAATTTCTCTTTAGAGGAATTTGCGTGTAAACACACAGGCAAAAATAACATTTCACATGAATTAATAGATAAGTTACAATTATTGAGAAATAAAGTTGGATTCCCAATAATAATCAATTCTGGTTATCGTTCTGAGGAGCACCCGATAGAAGCTGCCAAAGAAAAACCAGGTATTCATGCACAAGGATTAGCAGTCGATGTCAAGGTAGGCGGAGCAGAAGCCTACGAAGTTGTCGGTTACGCTCTTGAATGTGGTTTTAGTGGCATAGGCGTTAGTCAGAAAGGAGGTTATGGTTCACGCTTTATACATCTGGACATAGCATCAAATAGCTATGACAGACCAAGACCTCATATTTGGAGTTATTGATGGATGATTTAAGCCCTGTTATTTTTTGGAACATTATTTTAACCTTGGTGTACGCACCATTAATCTACAGCATTAGACAGAACGCTAATGAATTAAAAAGAATTGATATATTATTAAATAAAACCAGAGAAGAAGTTGCTAAAGAGTATGTAACTAAAGATGATCTGGAAGAAGATTTAAAACGAATATTTGACTATCTAGGCAAGTTAGATGGTAAAATAGATAAACTGATACAAAGTTAATATGAATAATTTTTTAAACCAATTTGCATACAACCCCTTAATAAATTCAATGAATGACATAAACCAACTTCAAGGTTTGTTTGGTCAACCATCAAGTTACGTTATGCCAAGTTCAGATCCTAATTATACTTCTGGTCATAACTTCGCTAAATCTATTGCAGGCGGACAAAACATTGCTAACATGATTGCACCTGGTATTAGTTATTCATCAGAACAACCACTAGGCTATTCAATGTTTGGGCCAGTCTTACCACCTAAAGAAGAACCTCCAGTTCAACCACCAATGCCAATGCCAGTACCTAATCCTGGTATGCCAAACCCAATAGATTTTCTTAGCGGTGGAATGGGCGGTGGTGGCATGATTGATTTCGATTATGAAAGATTTAATCAACTTCGTTAATGTCAGATAAACAAACACAACTACAACAAGGTCACGAAGCAGAAACTATTTTAAATAGTGAAGTCTTTAAAATAGCTTTTGAAAATCTAAAATCTGAATACCTAAGTATGTGGGAAGAGTCAAAAGAACTGGATTCAAACTTGCGAGAAAAATTATACTTAGCGATTAAAAACTTAACTACTGTTGAGAAACATCTACGCATATTGGTAGAAAAAGGTAAGATCACAAAAAGTCAGTTAGAAAAAATAAAGTAATTTTATTTTTATTTCCTCTTAAATTCTTTAAAATACATATAACTATTAACTTTATAGGATTAAACTATGAGTGAACCCAGCAACGTAGAATCGACTGGATTTAAAACCGAATTACAACAAACGGCAGATCAGTTTGAAAATCTTATGACTCCCATCGAAGAAGTAGAGGAGCAACAAGAAGAGCAAGCTGAACAAGCCGAAGAAGAAGCTGTAGAAGATATTGTCGAAGATGATTATGACATTGACGAAGATATTGAAGAAGCAGAAGAAGAAGTAGAATTAGACGAACAAGAATCGTTTGAGGAAGAAGAACAACCACAAGTTTATTCCGTTAAAATAGACGGACAAGAACAAGAGGTCACGTTACAAGAACTCCAACAAGGTTATTCACGTCAAAAAGACTACACTCGCAAAACTCAAGAATTGTCGCAACAAAGAAAAGACTTTGAAGCACAACAAGCAGAGTTAGTGAAAAAGGATGCGATTTACAAAGAATTGCTACCTAGGATGGAACAGTCACTAGAAGGTGAACTTGCTAATGAACCAGACTGGAAGTCTCTTTATGAATCTGATCCCATTGCTTATGTAAGGGAAAAAGATTTATTTAATGAGAAGAAAGAAAAGTTCAAAGCTGTGCAAGCTGAACAACAAAGACTTCAGCAAGAACAACTGACAGGCCAACAGGCAGAAATACAAAAAGCCGTTGAAGTTGGTAATCAGAGACTTCTTGAAGCTGTACCTGAATGGAAAGATGCAGACGTTGCTCTTAAAGAGAAACAAAGTATCGCAAAGTACGCCATGGATGTACTTGGTTATTCGCAAGATGAAATCAATCAAGTCTATGACTACAGAGCTTTACTTGGTTTACGAGGAGCATGGTTACATCACCAAACAGGCAAGGCTATTAAAAAGAAGCCAGTTGAGAAAGCTCCAGCAAGAGTAGGTAAACCAGGCAGTGCTAACAAACCTAGAACAGCAACTCCTTTGAAAAAAGCAAAACAAAGATTAGCTAAGTCAGGCAAATTGCGTGATGCGGCAAGAGTCTTTGAAAATTTAATAGATTAACTTTAATTTAACTTTTAGGAGTTTATAACATGGCAAAAGTAACTAACGCTTTCGATACATATTCAGCACAAGCTGACAGAGAAGCATTATCCAATGTGATATATAACATCTCTCCACAGCAAACACCGTTTATGTCATCAATAGGCAAAAATAACGTAAAAAATGTAGTATTCGATTGGCAAACAGAATCGCTTCCAACACCAAGTGGAGCAGGCCAATTAGAAGGTTTTGAATTATCAAGAAGTGCAGCAACTGCAACTGTGAGAGTTTCAAACGTATGTCAAATCTCATCAAGAGATGCAACAGTAACAGGTTCACAAGAATCTTCAGATCCAGCAGGTAAAAAATCTGAAATGGCTCATCAGCTTTCTATAATGTCAAAAGCATTAAAGAGAGACATGGAAGTAGCACTATGTCAAAATAATGCGAAAACAACTGGTGCGGCTGGAACAGCTAGAAAAACTGGTGGTTTTGAATCTTGGATGGAATCTAATGTTTCAAGAGGAACAGGTGGTGCTAGTAATGCTGCTGGTGCAGCTCCAACAGATGCAGCTAACAATAACAAAAGAGCATTAACAGAAACTCTACTTAAAGCTGTTCTACAATCTTGTTTTGCAAATGGTGGTGAGCCTTCATTGGCAATCTGTGGTCCAGTTAACAAACAAGTTATTTCTGGTTTTACAGGTAGATCACAAGCAAGACAATTTGTTGATGCAACTACTGTAGAAGCATCTGTTTCTATCTACTCTTCTGATTTTGGCGATCTAAAAATCGTACCATCAAATCTAAGTAGAGAAAGATCATTACTATTAGTTGATCCAGAATATGCAAAAGTATCTTATTTAAGAGACTTTAATGTTCAGGACATTGCTAAAATTGGTGATGCTGAAACTAAAATGATTGTCGCTGAGTACGGATTAGAAATGAGCAACGAAGCTGCTCATGGTATAGTCGCTGACTTAACAGGATAGTTATTTAACTAGGGAGAGCTTCGGCTCTCCCACTTTTTTTATGTCCACTAAAAAAACTACAATCGTAGATAGTAAAAAAGATTTTAAATCTGCTGTTGTTACTCAAGAACTAGACAACAATAGTGATACGGCTTATCACGTTCACACTCAACAAAACATTCAACCAGTCTTAGAGCACGTTAAAATGCTCAGTCACAACAAACCTGGTAAAGATTTACGTCATGTCGCAGAAGTGCCAATAATAATTTATAATAAAGCTGTACGAGAAGGTTGGGTGAATGACCGAGCAGCATGGAAGAAATGGCTAAACGACCCAGACAACAAACTATTTAGAACATGGAAAGGTAAGGTATGAACTACTCTGAACTAAAAACAAACATAGCAAACTACTTAAATAGGTCAGACCTAACAGGTCAGATGGATATGTTTATTGATAGTGTCGAGGGTGAACTAAATAGAAGAATAAGAACAAAAGAAATGATTAAAAGAGCTACTGCTACAGCAGATGCTCAATACTTATCATTACCAACCGATTGGTTAGAAGGTGTTAATGTAGAAATTGCTTCTAATAACTTTAGCCCTCTGTTCCAACAATCAATAGAAAGTTTAGACGTTTACAGAAAATCAATTAACAACTCGACAGGGCAACCAGTGTATTATGCGTTTGTTGATTCAACAATGGAACTTTGCCCTACCCCTGATAGCAGTTATACGTTACAATTAACCTACTACGCAAAAGTTGATGCTTTAAGCGATACCAACACAAGTAATTTTGTTTTGGCTAACCATCAAGATGTTTACTTGTATGGAGCATTAAAGCACGCATCTATCTATTTAATGGAAGATGACAGAGTAGCAATGTTTTCTGCTCTATTTGAAAAGGCCCTAGAGGAAATCAAAATGGAACAAGAGAAAGCTGAATTTGGCAAAGGATCTTTAATGCAAAGAAGAAAGACCTACGGCAAATCAAAAAGAAATGTTTACCACATGAAGTAAGGAATAAATTATGGCAGGATTTTCAGATTATTTAGAAGACAAAGTTTTAAAACACGTTTTTGGTGGCAGTGCTTATTCTGCTCCTGGAACATTATATGTAGCACTTTATACAGTTGCTCCTACCGATACAGGTGGTGGTACTGAAGTATCAGGTGGTGGTTACACTAGAAAAACTGCTGCTTTTACTGTGTCAGGTACAAACCCAACACAAGCAAGTAATACAGCAGCAATAGAATACCCAACTGCAACAGCCAACTATGGCACAGTTGTAGCTGTTGGTATTTTTGATGCTTCTTCCAGTGGCAACTTAATGGCTTATGCAAATTTAACTTCATCTAAAGTTGTTAGCACAGGGGATGTATTCAGATTCAATGCTGGTGACTTAGATATAACCTTGGCATAACGCATGGCCAGCATAGGCTACAATAAGGGCTTTTACGGCAGGTCCAAATGGAATGAGCTTGCTATACAGGCTTCTTCAACTATTGCAGCCACAACTTCTGGAGCTGGCACACTCACACAAGTTCACGTTGAAACAGCAGTCATCGCTGCTACCTCTGGTTTTAGTGCAGAAGGTACACAGATTGATAAAGCGACAGCAACCATACAAGCTGTTTCAGGTTTTAATGCTCAAGGCACACAAATAGATCGTGCTCAAGCAACCATAGCCGCAAACTCAGACTTTATAAGTGTTGGTTTCATCACAGCCGAGGGTGAAGCGGTTGTAGCACAAAGTTCAGGCTTTGCTGCAAGTGGTGGTATAATATTCTCAGCAGCTTCAACCATTTCTGAAACAAGTTCACTTATAGCAATAGGTGGGCTAAAATGGGAAGATATTGTAGTTCCATCGGACACTTGGACAGATCAAAATGTTGCCGCAGCAACTTGGACCGATCAAACAAACCCATCAACTACTTGGACAGAATTAGATAAACAAAAGGCAGCATAGATGGCAGATACATTTACAACAAACTTAAACCTAACTAAACCAGAACCAGGTGCATCCGAAGATACTTGGGGTATTAAACTTAACGCAGACCTAGACACCATTGATGCTATCTTCGGTGCAGGTGGCACATCTGTTTCGCTTGGTAATGTTTCTGTCGATAGGTTGGATCTAGGCGACAACGAAAAGATTAGACTAGGTGCTAGTCAAGATTTAGAAATCTACCACGATGGTGGTAATAGCTGGATTCACGAAAACGGCACAGGAAGTCTTAATATAAAGTCTAATGGTACATTTATAAACTTCCTAGATAACAGTAACAACCTAATGGCTTATATGATACCAGGCGGTGCTGTAGGTTTATATCACAATACTGCTGCCAAACTAGCCACAACCTCAACAGGGATAGATGTTACAGGTGGAATCGCTATAACTAAAGAAGATGCTTCAGGTAATGCTTTATTAATTACTAACAATGGTAGCAGCAGGTCTTTAGAAATTAATCACAATGCCGATAACTCTGGTGTCGTTGATGAAGTTGTCAGGATTATGAACAATGGTACAAGACTGTTCACTATAGAATCCGATGGCAACGTAGGTATAGGAACTGCTGCGGCAAGTCGTAAATTACACATTAATGGTGGCACAGCAAACTTTGTTGCTAAATTTGAATCAACTGATGGTATAGGTGGTATTTTAGTTGCCGATAACTCTACAACTGTTGACTTAGCTGTAGCAGCAGAAGGTAATAATTTATCTTTCTATAACAACTCTGAACGTATGCGAATAGACAGCTCAGGCAGACTACTAATCGGTAAAACAGCAGTTGATAATGCTACAGTTGGTTTTAGATTTGATGGTGCTTCAGGTTTTGCTTCTATCGCTAGAGATGGTGGAGAACCTTTATACCTAAACAGAAAAACATCTGATGGTAATATTTTAAAATTTGCCAAAAACGACACTCTTGTCGGTAATATTGGTGTTGATAATGCAGATAATTTAGTTATAGAAGGCGATTCATCACATTCAGGATTGCAGTTTGCGTCAGCAACAATTTTACCTCATAAAAATGGTGCAGCCATAAACAATAATATAAGTTTAGGTAACAACACTTATAAATTTAGCAACTTACATCTAGGTGGTAATGCAACCATAGATGGCAATGTCGGTATCGGCACATCAAGTCCTTCAAAATCATTACATATTTATGCATCAGCCGATACAGCGATGCGATTGCAAAACTCAACAACTGGCACAGGCTCTACAGATGGCTTCTTGTTAGAACAAGGCGGTAATGACAGTTTATTAGTCAACTATGAAGCTGGTAATATGCGATTCTTCACAAGTGGCACAGAACGTATGAGAATAGACAGTTCAGGCAACTTACAATTAGGTTCAAGCTCAAACACAAGTAGAGGTGGTTCTTCTACTAAACAATTAATTAAATTAGCAAGTGGACAATCATTTGGTTTAGATATTCAGGCTTCAAGTACAAGTGCGGCTGGTAATATTATTTTTTCAGATGGTAGTTCAGGAAGTTATGGACAAGTTGGTTATAACCATGCTTCAGATACTTTAGATTTCTATACAGCATCAACAGAAAGATTAAGAATAAACACGTCAGGCTCACTATTAGGTGGTATAACTGCACAAGTAGGTATAGGTGGTACACCAGCAGATGTAAACTCATTTGAATTATCTAGGGGTTATTTAAACCTTGCTAGAGACGATACATCTAATGCTAAACAAATTACATTTGGTAAGAATGGTGCAGTTCATTCGTATTTAGAAACAACTTCTTCAGGTTTAAATCTTGGTGGTGCTAACGTTGGTATAGGCACGAGTTCTCCAGATGCTCCACTAGATATTAATGGTAATAGATTAAGAATAAGAACAGCAAGAACTATAGCCAATGCAGATGACAATGGTGAAGTTGGTGAAATTTCATGGGATGCAAATTATCTTTATGTTTGTGTTAACACCGACACATGGAAACGAGTTGCACTAAGCACATGGTAAAAACAACAGAAAATAATGTATAATTTTATGAATAACAAAAGGAAATAAATATGCCATCATACTCAACAAATTTAAACCTAGCTAAACCAACAGTCGGTGGTGATACTAACCAATGGGGTGGCTATCTTAATACAAACACAGATACCCTGGATGGTATCTTTAACGCTGCTGGTACAGGAACATCTGTAGGCCTACAAGTTGGCTCTGGCAAAACTTTAAAAGTTGGTGGTACATTAACAGCGACAGGTACAATTCAATTAACTGGATCTCAAAACGAACTTAGATTTTTTGAAGCTATTGGTGGTGCTGATAACTATGCAGCACTAAAAGCTCCAAACGAAATGAGTGGTGGCAATTATTCATTGGTAATACCTGCTGCTCAAGGCACAGTAGGACAATTCTTAAAACTAGCAAGTTTGAATGGTTCTGAAGGCACATTAGCTTTTGCTAGTGTAACTACACCAGCCGATAATTATTTCGCTACTTCTGGTTTATCAAACAAAGACTTGGGAGTTGGACTTCATCTTAAAACAGGTGACAGTGGTGCTTCTAGCGTAAGTTCTAGTGCAAACCAATTAGTAATAGAAGGTAGTGGCGACTCTGGTTTATCAATTTTATCTTTTAATGACTCAACTGGTATGATTGCTTTTGGCGATGGTCAAGACAATGATGTTGCAAAAATTTCTTACACCCATGATGACAATAATCTTAATATAACCAGTGGCGGAGCAATAAATTTTGTTGGTGGTGGTTCTGGTACAGATTTATCTATTAACAGTCAGGGGAAAATTTTATTAAATACAGGGTCTTTGATAGATAGCGATTCAGTATTACAAGTAAAATCAACAACTTCTGGTGGTGAAGCTATAACAGCACAAGTTCACAGCAACGGAAACAGTGTAATTAATTTTAACAACGCAAGCGGAACTGAATGTGGTTTTATTACTGTTCAATCAAGTGGGTCAGCAGTTGCTTACAACACATCATCAGATTACAGATTAAAAGAAAATGTAGAGTATAGTTTTGATGCTATCGAAAGATTAAAACAACTTAAACCAGCAAGGTTTAATTTTATTGCAGATGCCGATAAAACTGTTGATGGTTTTATAGCACATGAAGTTCAAGATGTAGTACCAGAAGCAATTAGTGGTGAAAAAGATGGCGAAGAAATGCAAGGCATTGACCAAGCTAAACTTGTGCCTTTAATTACTAAAGCACTACAAGAAGCAATAACAAAAATCGAGTCACTAGAAAGTGAGATAGACCAATTAAAAGGAGTAAATTAAAATGGCGGCTATAGAATATAATTGGGATTGTCAAACAGTTGACTATTACCCAGAAAAAGACGACCACTCAGAAGTGGTATTTAATGTGCATTGGAGAATCAATGCTGTCAGCGATCAGAAAGACAGTGAAGATAACTTCTATGCAGCAAGCGTATATGGTACACAATCTTTAAATATAGATGATATTGAAAACTTTATCCCTTATGCAGACTTAACCAATGAAATTGTTACTGGTTGGGTTGAAGCAGTTATGGGTGAAGAAGAAGTTCAGAACTTAAAAGATAACCTAGCAGAACAAATTGCTGACTTAATAGATCCAAAAGTCGTAACAGGCCATATCGGAAGTTAAGTGAATGGCATTAATCCCCGTAACTCCACCAGCAGGTATCGTTAAGAACGGTACTGAGTATGCTAACAAAGGTCGTTGGGTAGATGGGGATTTAGTTCGTTTTGAAAACGGCTATCTCACTCCAATCAAGGGGTGGAATAAACTCAGACAAAATCCAGTAGGCAGAATACTAAGTGGTACAGTTAGTACCACTGCTGGCAGTCTTATTATTACTATTACTACCACTACCGCACATGGAGCGTTAGTCGGTGCTAGTGTTAATCTTAATGGTTTTGCTGCAACAGGCGGGATGCCAGCTAGTCAAATAAATCAAACTTATACGATTGCTTCCGTACCAAGCACCACAACATTTACTATCAATACGTTCCAAGCAAATGTGCCAAGCACTGCTGCTACATTAACAAGAACATCAAGTGCTTCAGAAGTTGTCTTAACAGCTACACCAACAGGAATGTATGCTTACTACGATAACGATGGTAAAAAAGTTTTAGCGGTTGGTACAAGAAACGGTGTTTTAATTTACTACGAAGAAGTTTGGTATGACATTACCCCAACAGGTTTTATAGGTGATGATACTTTATCACCACTTGGTTTTGGTGCTTATCATTTTGGTCAAGAAGATTTTGGTGATGCTCGTTCACAATCAGGTTTATCTTTTGATACTACCACTTTCTCTTTTGATAACTTTGGTGAAATACTTTTATTCTGTTCACCCTCTGATGGCAAAATATATCAATGGAATCCTAATGCTCCAGCTACCATAGGTAGTGTTGTTTCAGGAGCACCAACAAACTGTGAGGGTGTGTTAGTCGCCAATGAAAGACACGTTGTAGCTTTAGGAGCAGGTGGCGATCCTAGAAAGATTGCTTGGTCCTCAAGAGAATCACTAACTGATTGGACAGCAGCAGCTACCAATACAGCAGGTGATTTAATTGTACCAACAGGTGGTCGAGTTCTATCAGCTTTGAAATGGCAAACAGATGTCATTATCTTTACTGACACTGGTGTTGCTAGAATGTATTACACTGGTTCTCCTTTCCTTTATGGTATTCAAGATGCTGGCACAAACTGTAAAGCGATAAGTCCTAGAACCATCGTAACGGCTGGTGCTTTCTTAGCTTGGATGGGTGAAAACTCTTTCTTTATCTTTGATGGTTCAGTCAAAGAAATACCATGCGAAGTACATGACTATATATATGACAATATAAACTACACTTATAGACCAACATCTTCTGCTGGTCATAACTCCAACTACAATGAAATGTGGTTCTTTTTCCCAACTGGCACTTCTTTAGTACCTAATAAATATGTTATTTGGAACTATGTTGATAATGTCTGGTCCATTGGTTCAATGGATAGATCCTGTTGGATA